GGTATTGTCACTTCACGCTCTATTACTGGCGCGTTTGATGGTATGGTAGAAGCAAGCTTTTCAATCCAATGCAGCGGAGCAGTAACCGAAGCACAAGCTTAATTAACTAAAGGGGATAAACCGTGGGATTAGCTAAAGAGTTAAGAAGCAGAAGAAAGTTAGAGGCTCGTGAAGTATTGGTGCCTGAATGGGGTGATGATTCTGGAGCGTTTAAGCTGTATTGCAGAAGTATTACTTGCTACGACTTAGATCAGTTGCAGAAGAAGCACCCCGACTTTTTAAGTAACACCACTATCGGCTCTATGGTCGATTTGATCTGCATGAAGGCAGAAGACGAAGGCGGCAACAAGCTGTTCGGGTCTGCTGAAGATCGCATGGATTTGATGGGCGAAGAAACTGCCGTTATCTCTGACATTGCGAATCAGATGTTTGCTCAGATTGAGTCTGTCGAGGTGGCAGCAAAAAACTAAAAGCCGATTCGTTTAGGGTGAATTTATTATCCTTGGCTGATCGGCTTCACCTAACAATTGCAGAAGCAGAAGCAATGCCGGTTAATCATTTCTATGAGTGGCTGGCTTACTTTCAAATAATGAGCGAATCAGATGGCTGAAAATGTAAGCATTGTAATTAAGGCTTTTGACAAGACTAAACCCGCTTTCGGTGCAGTCGGTAAGTCTTTGAAGGGTGTTACTTCAGCTATCTTTAGTATGCGGACTGCTCTGGCCGGTGTTGCTGGCGTGGCTGGTTTTGGCTACTTAGTCAAATCATCCCTAAACGCTACAGACTCTCTCAAGAAAACTGCCGATAAGATAGGCACAACTACTGAAGCCCTTTCAGCTTTGCGCTATGCTGCCGAAAGAACTGGCGTTCAAACTAATACCCTAGATATGGCAATGCAGCGGTTTACCAGACGAACGGCAGAAGCTGCCAAAGGTACTGGTGAAGCTAAAGGTGCTATAAAAGAGCTAGGCTTAGATGCCAACAAACTACAGCGGTTGAGTTTAGATCAGCAGATGGTTTCGCTGGCCGGTGCTTTTGGTAATGTGACATCTAAATCAGACAGGCTAAGAATAGCGTTTAAGCTGTTTGATAGTGAGGGCGCGGCCTTGGTGAATACTCTGGCGCTCGGCGAAGCTGGCCTTGAGGAGATGTTTGGTAGGGCTAAGACTTTAGGTCTGGTAATGTCAAGCCAAGCTGCTGCTGGCGTTGAGAAAGCCAATGACTCATTCAACGATATGCTTTCTATCGTGAAAGGTTTAAAAGATCAATTTTCAGCAGCACTTGCCCCAGCTATCAATGAGATTGTTACTAAGTTTACTAATTTCATTATCAGAACTGCTGACGCTAAGGACGGCATAGAAAATCTGGCTCGCTCTATGGCGGTTAGCTTTCTGGAATCTGTCAAAGTTACATTGGGCGCGTTAGATAAATTTGCTGAAGGTCTTGATACTGTAATTAACAAAGCAAATGATTTCTTCACCGGGTTTGAAACTAGGGCTATTCAGAACCAGATGAAAGGCATTGCCAAGGAAATGGCGGAGCTTGGCGACCAGATAGGTCATTTGGAAGATGGCGGCATTCCAAGTATTTGGGAGTATATTACAGACGGCGGCTTAAAAGCTCAGAGAGCAGATATACAGAGACTTGGCGCACAATATGTAGACTTGTATAGCCAGCTTCAAAAAGCCTCTGAAGGTAATTCAGACTTTGCCAGCAGCCTTGGCGGTATTATTGATTTAGACGCTACTAATACTTTCTTCGATGACCTTTTGGCAACTGTTAAAACGCTGGGCGAAATTGCACCCACTGCATTAACTCCCTTGGTTAAGACAACAAGCGATCTACAGCTTGGCTTTAAGTCATGGAGTGATGAGCTTCCAACGATGCAGGAGAACATTCAGAACCTTACCAAGCAAGGTTTAAACGGAATGACTGATGCCCTGACCGCTGGCGTGACTGGTGCGGCTAACTTTGCTGATGCCATGAAGTCTATGGCCAAGAGTGTTATCGACAGCCTGATTAAGATGCTGATTCAAAAGTATATTGTGGATGCAGCCTTTGGCGCGATCACTAACTTTATTGGCGGTTCGGCAAGAATGGCAACAGGCGCTACAGGAACGATGAGTGGCCCTGCAAGCAATTACTTTGTGCCAAGTATGTCAGGTAAAGCTATTGGCGGTTCAGTGCAAAGCGGCCAGCCCTACATGGTAGGCGAGCGCGGGCCAGAAATGTTTGTGCCTAACTCGCAAGGGTCTATTGTCCCTAACAACAGATCAAGCGGTGGCGGCGTGGTAGTTAATCAAACCATTAACGTCACTACAGGCGTGCAGCAGACAGTTCGCGCAGAGATAGCAAGCCTTATGCCCCAGATCGCTAACGCGGCTAAGGGAGCAGTTGCTGACGCTAAAATGCGCGGTGGCAATTACAGCAAAATGCTAGGAG